TGGAATTGCTTTGGATGCTAACCAGGTTAGGATATAAAAAGGTTTTCTATCATTACCATAAAAATTATAATTACCAGCAGTATCATCAACATCAATTGAACTGATACCCATTGCTTTGGTGATATCAGAAACATGTGTTGAGATTGGAGCATCTTTGTATCTCTTGACTACTCTAAACTGCTCATTAGCAAAATATTCTTTAGATGAAAAATCAATAAAGAATACTTCATTTTGAGTGCCTGGAACACTATTTCTAACTCTATTCACATAAAGTTCTAATTGTAATTCATTTCCTTCATTATCTTGAATAGTTATATCTGCTCTTTCACTACCTCTAATTGGTAGAGCATCAATAATACTGCCTTCACCTATCTTGCTTCCTTCCTGAACACCAGTGTCTGTAACAACTGCCGTAGCAGTTATTGTATTTGATAAGACACTTTCAAAATATCTAAACTCAACAACACTTGGTGAGATGTCAATAGAAAAGTTTTTAGAATTAGAGCTAATACTAAAATCTACAATATCACCAGATTCGAAAGGTTTTGCCAGTTTTTCCATTATCCTACTTTATACAGTAACCCTAAGAGTTGTTGTTTATAATAACTATTTAACATGTCAGTTGTAGAAGCACCTGTTCTCATTGTAGTACCACCACCTCTACTTGGTAATGACCCTCCACCACCTCTTCTGCCACCTTGACCCATCACAATGATATTTCTTTGAGCATCATCATATGAGGGGTATTGTTCTAAGTTTCTAGATGCAGCAGGTGCTGAAGACCCTGGTGAAGCAGGTCTTATTACAGATTCAGTAACCTGCGAGAATGTTGTTGAGGGTGCTGTTTGCGTTCCAACTGCAGAACCATCTCCCATTCTACCAATTACAAGATGTTTTACAAAAGGCATTGGATCTACATCAGTTCCACTGCCACCACCAACTGATCTAACTTCAAAATGAAGGTGCTCACCTGTTCCAACTCCAGTGTTACCAATCTCACCAATGATTTCACCGTTATAAGGTTGACCCTGTGTAAGAGTTGATCTTCTAGCAAGATGAGCAAATAAGAAATCATATCCACCTGCCTCAATTATAACAGTTTCTCCATATCCAGACAAGTTAGATATAAGACTTACCTTTCCTTTCAATTTAAAGGCTACAAAATATCCTTTCTCACCATTAGTGCCAATGTCAACACCAGCGTGATGTTTCATTCTTCCCAGTGTGGGACTCATCCTCATTCCTCTTCCACTAGTCATACCAACATCACCAGTGCCAACACCCCTTGCCATAAGGTTAGCAGTAGGAACAACATCTTTTAATCCAGTTCCAGTTGTTGGAGTTGCTTTTGGAGCAGATTGTCCATCAGTCTCTTTTGGATCTTTAACCTCACCCACCAAAGGTGTTGTAGGTGTGCTGGTTTTTGTGGGCATAGTATCTATCATTGCCTGCTCTTCTTCAGTTAAATCATCTAAATTGGGTTCTACACTTTTAAATTTTGGCATATCAAATTTATCAGGGAAGAATGAACCTTTCATTAATGACCCCATCTTATCCATATTAAAAAATGCACCAAGATCAGGAAGGGTTTCTATCCTTGCACCAAGTCTTTTTCCTTGAAGAGGACCAACTAATGGAAACATTAAACCAAGTGTTGTCTGTAGACCAAGTTTTTTAGGAACTTTTATCTCTGGAAAATTATCAATCAATCTTTTTGTTCCACCACTTATAAATTCCCACCCCTGTTTACCTACATCAATTAGTTTTTTAAAGTCTTCACTTATTCTTTTTTGAAATGGTCCAATACCACCACCTCTAATCAATGTATAGAGAAGAGAACCTCCATACTCACCAAGAAGACCACCAATCAATGTACCAAGAATTGGTATAGGAACTAATGTGCCAATAATCTCACCAACTGCTGTTCCTAATGCTTTGAAGATTGACTCCTCTACACCTACATCAGGATCAAGTAAATTTATACCAAGTACAAGGAGTGGTCCAATGATTGGAATCTTGATTTTACTTAATGGACCTTTTAATCTTTTGAGAAATGGTGCTGCACCTGCTACTTCTTGTGCTCCCTTACTACCCAAGAGTTTTTTAAGGAATGGACTTACTTTACCTTTTAAAGCACTTGCTGCACGTCTTCCCTTATCTGCACCCCTTACTAATAACTCTCCTCCTTCAGTTATTAATTTTCTTCCTCCAGCAGCACCAGCTTTGAGGAGATCTTTACCTGTTGATAACACTGGTGCTAATGCTTTTTTAGCAGACCTTATTCCAAGTCTTGCATCAAAAATCAATTCAGCTGCTTTGTTACCTAATCTTGTATATGATATTTTACTAGCAAGACGTGCTGCTGGTGTTGCTAGTGCTTTTTGAAATAATTTACCAGCTGCTGACCTGAGTTTTGTTAGAGGTGCTGTTTTTCTTAAAAAGTTTGCTAAATCTCTAGCAGCTTTAGCACCACGAACTAAACCTCTCCCTGCTACAACTGCTAAATCTTTTATTCTTTTAATCGCTGCTGCACCAAAATCAAATAAAGCATTGCCAAGTCCTCTTAATCCTGCACCAATTAGAGAACCACCTTTCCTTAATATTGATGAGAATAATCTAAAAAATCCCTTAAACCCTGCCTTTATAATTTTAAGTGGTGCCTTGATGGCACCTCTAACAAAGGCTTTAAGTCCACTACCTGCTAATCTGAATGCTTGCAGTATTGCTCTTAAAGAAGCAAATACCAAGTAAAGATTATCTCTTACAAAATTAAATGCACTAATTATTTTTTTGAAACTCTTTACAAGAAAAAGGAGAAGACCACCAAGTAATATGTTGGTGATGAATCCCATAAAATCAAATGCTCCACCAACTCCAGAAACAACACCAGAAGCAACACCTGCTGCTTTCTTACCACCCTCAAGAAGTTGTTCTCTTCTTGACTTTCTTAATTTTGCTGCTGCTTCTCTTCTGCTTTTTCTCTCCTGAACTTCTTTCTGATATTGTCCTTTGAGAGCATCATCAATAGAACCTGTTAACTTATTGATATTATCAAGTTGAATATTGATTTTTTGAAAACCAATTTTAGACCCCTTTGCACTTAAATTTGGATTCTTAACTTTCACAGATGATGATTTTCTCATAGCAGTGACACCACCACCATTCATTGCTTTTACTAGAGCACCACCTTTACTTGTTGTTGATTTTTCAGAACTTGTGCTTCTAGTTTTTTTATTACTTTTTTTATTTTTTAAAAATTTCTTTGCTTTATTACTAGCAACACTTTTTGCTTTATTCATAAGCGCTTTTTTAGCGCCTGCCTTTGCACCAGCACTCAATAAACCTTTAGCAAGAGGAAGTAGAAAAACAGCCATATTATCCTACCAAACTATAGATTGATTTAATAATAAGAGTCTCAGTATTCATTGAATCTTGTGATGAAAAAGAAGGAACTCCTTCAGTTCCATTAGCATTACCAGCAAGTGATGTAGGTGTGGCACCTCTAGGCACTGTACCATCTCCCTGATTTGGACCCATAAAAATACTATTATCAACTACTCTAGGACCTGGTGCTTGTCTTGTTGGAGAAGATGTAATATTGGCAGGTGCAGATGTGCCAGCAGTTTCAGCAGGGTCTTTGACACTAGATGTAGCTGCTAAAGTCATCTTATCAAAGTCAGATTTTGCAAGATTGTATGTATTTGTCTCACTTCTCAAACTCTCTGTGACTGTTACTCCATCAACTTTATCACCCACTTTACTCATTAGGATTTTTTGCCTTGAATCTTTACCCATAGCAGTAAGTAAAGTAAAGTTTGTAGAACTAACTCCCTTTGGTCTAGTGAATACTGATGATCCGTTACCTCCTGCCATGAAACTCTTAATCTTAGACCTCATCTGGTTGCCACCAGTTGATTTAACTTGTCTAGTAGAGAAAAACCCACCTGGATGATTATATGGTCCAGGTGATAGAGAATCTAAATCCCATCTTTGAACACCACTACCTAACTTTCCACTCTTAACTCCAAATCTTTCAATTTCTCCATGAGTCATCACATTCTTATCTACATCAGCAGCAGTCTGACCATATGCTTTTAATAAACCTGCTGCTTCTTTAGCCATAGCAGTGGTCTGAGCGTTTGTTAGTGGATTTTCTTTCCACCCTCTACTATCACTGTAAGGTTTTCTTGGTGGTCCATGACCCATAGCAGCTGCTGCCAGAGCAATTGAGTTTCCATTATATCCACCAGTTCCATCTCTATTATCAACACCATATGATGCATTTCTAAATGGTTTGCCACTACCACTAAAAACTTGGTGATATGGTCCAACATTACTATTATGATCTCCTCCAGTCCAGTGTAAGAAAACTTTTGTATTCTTTGCTTTTCCACCTGCTCTATCAGGAGAGTTGGCACCTGCTGTACCACCAACCAATCCACCACCACTAAATCCCTGAATATTGTTATTATTTTTGGGAACATTACTACCACCACCAGCAGCATTCATTGCTAATAGATTACTTGCACCATACTTATTAACAGCACCTCTACTCATTACAATCTCACCAGGTTGAGCAGCAATCAATTGAGTATCAGCACCTGCACCTGTAATATTAATACTATTATTTGTTATCTGACCACCACCAGAAAATGTTTGAACAGGTGGTGCTTTTTGATTTTCAGGTCTTACATTAAAAGGATCATACATTGGAATCTCAGGTATCTTAGGAATTTCCAATATTGGAGGTTGTTCTGATATATTTTCAAGAGGATCAGCACCAAAAAGACCTAGAACATCATTAATTCTATCTTCAATAAAATTCAAAGATGAATGAATTGGTTTAAGAACAAAATCATTAATTGGACTTAGTACAAATTTGTTAAATCCATCTATGAAACCATTGATTCCTCCTATAATACCATTAAAGAATTTTAAAACATTATTAAAAACATCAATCAAAGGTTGTAAAAATTTCTTTGGATCTTTTAATACTTTTAATAAGAATAAAAGTGCTCCTCCAAGTAAGATATTTTTAAAGAAATCCATCAACATATCAAAAATTCCCTTTGCAGGTTTCACTGCCTTCTTAGCTAAATTCTTATCATCCCCTGTAGATTTACCTTTACTCTCTAATAATTTTTCTTTATCTACTCTCTTACTCTTTTGAGCTTGAGCATTTTCTTCTCTATCTTCTTTCAGTTCAAGTTTTGCTTGCTTCTTTAGAGTATCTAAGATACTTTGCAGGTTGTCCTTAAGTCCAGAAAGTTTGAGTGATACATCATCAATACCCTTCTTTACTTCATCATTACTAACACTTTCTTGTTGTGGTTCTGCACCACCAGGAAGTAAAAGTTGTGGTTTTGCTTTCTCTTTTTTTTCAGATTTTTGATTTGTGGCAGTGCCTATAAATTTCTGTTTTGATATTTTTTCAGCAGCTTTGTTAGATTTTTCTGCAACTTTCTTTGCTGCTTTCTCTTGCTCTTTAAAAAATTTCTTTGCGTCAATCTTGGATTTTTCTTGACTACCTGGTATTTTTATCTTCTTTATTCTAACAAATTCCTTTGTAAGAATTGCTATGTCACCACTATCCACCTTACTGCTACTTACTCTAGCAGCAGTAATCTTTTCTTGAATTAGTGTTTTATATGTACCAAAATCAATATCACTTCCATCACTAATGCCAAGATAATCGCGCAAGATACCCTGATTAACTTCCTTGTTTACATTAGTTTGGGTAGTTGCCATTACTTTCTCTTTGCCTTTTCCTCTTCTTCTTTAAGGTGTTGCTCAAGTAAAATGGTATAAACTTCCCTCTCCCAAGGGATCAAATTTTCAATCTCAGTTAATGAATATTTATGGTACTGCATCAAGGAAAAATTAAGTTTATAGTATGACATCATATCCATGTGTGCCATACCTATGCGAAAAAACTTGACAGTCCCTCCAGAGTAACTTTACTCTTCTTCTTGGTCTTTGGATTTTTCACATCAATAGTATGAGAAAGTTTTGGCATAGTGCTAAAGAACTTTTCAATCTCTTTAAATTGTGTAGAGTTCAACTGCTCAAGAAAATCCTTTACTTCTTGAGGACTTACGTCACTTGTAGACCAAACCTCTTCATTATCATAAATTTTATCAATACAAGAACCAATCAATTCAAATGATTGATCCATATCTGGGTTTTCAAATTCAAAATTGTTTCTAATGAATTGTTCAAGAGAAGGATACTTCATATCCATAAAGTAAGTATCATCAAGTTTTACAGTTTTAGTATGCTCCTCATTTCTAACAACCTGAATCTCATCAAGATTAATAGAAATCTTGACCTCAGTCTCACCATCATCTGGGCATACAATATTAACCTCTACAACCTCACCAACAGACTTACCTCTAATATTAAGGAAAAGATATTCAATGTCAAAGGTTGGTAGTGTTTCAATCTTTACATCTTTTGAAAGAATACAATCAGAAATAACTGCTTTGATTGCTGTTGTAATCTGTTGTGAGTCTTCAGACTCAAGTGCAATGACTAGAAGTTTTTCTTCCTTTACTAGGAAGGGTCTATACTTAATTGTTTTTCCTGATGAAGGCAAATCCAACTCAAATGTTGGTGTAACAATCTTTGGTAAAGGCATGATATCCTATGATGAAGTCAGTGTGAATATTTAGGCAATGTTCTGAGATGGTGGAATAAATTGACCAAATTCATTATATAAATTCTGATTAAGAAGAAATCCACTATTTTGTTGAAATTGAAAAGGTTGATCTGGTATTCCCTTAATAGTAGTTTTGGGATTGGTTGATGGAGGTGATGGTGTAGATGAACCAGGAGTATATGGTTCAGTTACATATCTTACAAAAGTAAAGTTTACTGTCAATCTAAGAACTTCAGTGCCACCATAATTGAGTTGCATGGCATTCATGGAAATAGGAAATCCCTGTACCATTGTGTACTTAATACTTTGAGACACTGATGTATCTCTTTCAAATTTATATAACTCAATTAGATTTTTTTCTCTATAACCTTTACCCAGTTCACCAGGATTAGAATCAGGATAATTCATCCTAAATCCATTTCTAAAATTTTTATAATTCTCATTATTTCCTCTATCACTAATTCCTTTTCCAGAAATGTAATCCATCCATCCTTCAAAAAAGTGAAGAGTTTTATATTCAGAATCAACTAACATTTCAACTGCCATTTGATCATCATACATTCTTCTATATGCCATCTTTTCAGTAACACCCATATAATCAGATGTTACATCATGGGTTGCAAATGATGAACCAGGAAGAGTAGCACTAGTGCAAGCAATATTAATTCTTTCTCTAAGATTAGAAGTTATGGCTAAACCTTTTGTCTTTGTAATGTGTGTTAATACAACACGAGGGACATTGATAGACAAAAAGTAGTTTGATGTAGTAGCTGAATGCATCAGCTTTGTGATCAAATTCTCTGTGGTATATTTTTTAATACCTGCGCCAGGTCCAGTAGGCATCTATAAATAAATTTGATTACCATACTATGTAGGAGGAAAGTGGGACAATCTTTGAAAACAAAATATAAACCCACCAACCCTGACAAATATATGGGCAATCCCAACAATATTATTTGTAGAAGTTCTTGGGAAAGAAGGTTTTGTAAAGAGTGTGATACTAATCCAGGTGTTGTGAAGTGGGCAAGTGAAGAGTTCTCAATCCCATATGTATCACCTGCAGATGGTAAGGTTCATAGATACTATCCTGACTTCTTAATTGAGAAAAGTGATGGTAAAAGATATATTATAGAGATTAAACCTGACCACCAAACTAAACCTCCTGTAAAAAAGAGCAGGGTAACAAAGTCATATTTGTATGAATGTGCAACTTTTGAGATAAATAAAGCTAAGTGGAAGGCAGCATCTGAGTTTGCCAAAGATAATGGAATTGAGTTTCAGATAATGACGGAGAATCAAATCTTCCCAGAAAAACATCATACTAGGAAGAATTATGGAACAAGAGGAGTATCTAGAAAGCGCAGAAAATAGATTAGAATATGTTGTAGATGATATCATCAACAAAACAACTGCTGATGATAGAATGATTGCTCTTCTTGAAGTCCTTACTGAAGTGGAGGTTGTTCCTGATGTTGGAAGATATTACACTTTTGTATATCAACCAAAGACACCAAGAATTAGATATGATCAAAATCCTTTAATTGCTTGTGTATCTGTAGATAGATGGGGATTTAGAGGTATTAATTATCACTGGGGTAAGTTTAGAAACTACACATGGGATGAAGTGATTGGTAATCTTCATGTTATCTACCCACTTGAATTAAGGGATGCAAGATCTATTCCTTTTCAACATTTACTAATAAATAATTAAATGCAAGGATGATCAATGGCAGCAACCAGTAACAACTCAGGATTTTCAATATATACAGGTGCTCCTTTTGGTGAAACAGCTTATCGATCTACATCATTAGTTGATACCTATATTGACCCAGCAAATAAATCAACTAAATCTAAAACTAGTGTAGAAACAGAAGTCAATATCACTACTGGTGACATAGAGTTGTATCATAAACTTCCTGGTAATGCACAAAATATATCATTAGCCATATTTAAATCAGATGGTACAAAAGTAATTCCTGATTCATCTAAATTTAATCAATTTTTTGATCCTTCACAACCACACACCTCTCTACAACTTGATAAAATATTAGATTTAGCAACAACAGAGGGATTAGTCAATGCAAAAATTAAATTAGATAATGTAGATTACGAAGCTTTAGCAAGTAGTGAATTATATAAATCTAAAGCAAATTCATCATCTACTAATGTTGAACTTGGCAATGCTTCTGTGGCACAAGGCAATGCAGCATATGAGGCAAAAACAGTTCCTACTGGAAAAAAATTATTAAGGTATCCACTATCAATTCCAGATCTGGGATATGATTTCATCAAAATTACAGCATACAAATATATTGCTGGTGGCAGACAATCTTTGAAATTGGGCAAAAAACAAAGTGCAAAAGAAAGACTATTATCTAATAATAGTCCATTGGAAACAATTATTCTTCCAATGCAACCAAATTTTTCTGAATCAAATGCTGTGAATTGGGGTGGAGATAATATTAATCCTTTACAGTTGCTTGGTGCAGGAGCTGCAACAGGACTGATTCAAGCAATTGGAGCAGCTGCTGATCCAAAAGGTGGATTTGCAGATTCAAGAGCTATAATTGGTGAAACTTTTAAAAGTTTGGCAAATGATGTGTTATCAGCAATTGATGATCCTGCCTCTCAAGCAGCTCTTACTGCATATTTTGCTGGTCAAGCAGTTGGTGCAAACATTCTTGGTAGGTCTGCTGGAGTAACTCTAAATCCTAATCTTGAACTTCTTTTTAAAGGGCCAAATCTTCGTACATTTGCTTTTAACTTTAGATTTACACCAAGGTCACCAAAAGAATCAGAGGAAGTAAAACAAATAATTAGAGTCTTTAAAAAGAATATGGCAGTTCAGAGATCATCCTCTAATTTATTCTTACTCACACCTAATATTTTTACTGTTGAGTACATATATAATGCAAAAGGTGAAAATGCTGGTCAGCAACATCCATATTTGAATATTTTCAAACCAATGGCAATGACTAATTTAAATGTCAACTATACACCTGACGGCACTTACATGACATACAATGAAACTGGTTCATTAACTTCTTATGATTTACAGATGAGTTTTGGTGAGATAGAACCAATTTATGCAGATGAATATGATAGTGAAAGTGATTCTGATGTAGGTAGATTTAACGACCATCGAAATATGGGTTACTAAAAATGGCAAATTACTTTTCCTATCTTCCAAACTTTGAATATGTTAATAGAATTCCTAGTGAACAGAGTATATCCTCATACACAGAAGTAAAAAATCTTTTTAAGAGAGTTAAACTGAATAATGATTTGTTTCAGGATTTAACTAATTTTACAAAGTATCAAATTGTTGGTGATGAGAGACCTGATAATGTCTCAAACAAAATTTATGACACTCCTAATTATGATTGGATTATCCTATTGTCAAATAATATTATAAACATACAAGATGAGTGGCCTATGAGTAATAGAACATTTGAATTGTATATGAATAAAAAATATGGTGTAACAAATTATGATGGAATACATCACTATGAGTCTATTGAAGTAAAAGACTCTAGTGAAAGTTTTACTGTATTAAAAAAGGGACTTGAAGTCCCTTCTGATTATTCTATTACTTTCTATGATGGTGCTCTAGGAAAAGAAAGCACTATCACAAATACAAATTTAGGTGTAACTAATTATGAGTATGAATCAAGACTTCAAGATGATAAGAGAAGTATATTCTTGTTGAGACCTGACCTTATTCAAACTGTAATCAAAGACATCAAGAATTTGATGAAGTATAAAGAAGGTAGCACACAATTTGTATCTAGAAGTTTAGTTCAAGGTGAGAACATAAACCTTTTCTAAAAAGTAAAGGGGGTCAATTTTTTCTTGGAAAATTTTTACCCCCATTTTTGGAATCAAAGTTGATTTTTGATTACAGGGTTATGAGTCTGCAAGTTTAGCGAAGTAAGACATAGCGTCATCATCATTGTCATCAGAAGTGGGTGTTGTCTCAGGAGCTTTTGATGCTTGGTAAGAATCTTCAAGTTTCCTAAGGACTTGCTCTTCAGTGACTGACTTCTGCTCTGCTGCTGCATAGTTATCATACTCTGTCTCCTCTGCTGCCATACGTGTTGATTTTTTACCAAGAACATAATCAAGACGCTTCTTCAGATCATCATAGGATTTAAACTGATCTGCAGCAGTGAAAGCAGAAAGTGAATACTGCTTTTTCCAAAGTGCTTCAAGGGCATCATCATCATCCAAGAGGGCACCCTGACTATCAAACTCAGAAGAGTCATAGTTCCAATAACCAGCAACCTTCTTCAACTTCAGTTTGAAGTTAGCACCTTGCCAGAAGTCAAAAGGATTGATTGGAGTTTCATCCTCAAACTCAGGTTGCATAGCAGCCATGATTTTATCAAAGATCTTCTTGCCAAACTTATAGAGGAATACACCTCCTTCATTCTGTGGATTAGCAGGATCTTTGACAACATAGATGTTGGCATAGAAGGACAGTTTACGCTTTTGCTTACGCACAGTGTCCTTGTCAGATTCATTACCACTGTTCCAGAGTTCCCTGTTCAGTTCACCTACAGGGTCCTTTCCTCCCACAGTAGTCAGGGAGTTTTCAATATACCATCCACCAGGTCCTTGGAAGGCGTGAGAGAAGAGTTTTACCCAAGGAAGATCTTCTCCTTCAGGGGCAGGGAGAAAGCGAATTACTGCATACCCATTGCCTGACTTGTCCATTTCTGGTTTCCAAAGGCGATCATCTGCACCTCCACCAGTGTTGTTCATCTTCTCTACTTCTTTCACCAACTTGTTAGTCAGTGATCCAAGGGAAGACTGCTTTTTAAGGTCTTTAAAAGACATTGTATTCTCCGTATTAGTTGTATTTGGTCTGTGTCCTTTAGCTTGGTAGAGGATCAGGCAGCCTCAATATAGGGTATTTAGACTGGGAAGTCAACCCTCCTTTTCAATGGTCTTCTTCATGTTAGCAATCATAGCATTCATATTGGAAAACACTGTGGTCAAGTCAACATCTGCAGGAAAACCAATCATTGTTGCCTCCTTCATGATATTCTCCTTCATTAGTTTTGCTTTAGGGTCATCAGACAAACTAAGTCTGGTGTAAAGAATTTTCTGCTTCTGTAGGAGTTCTTC